AGATCGAAGAATTTTACATGTTTAATGATAAAGGATTCGATAAATCTTCCTCATCAGATGGTAATGTAGTTAAGATTGCCCCTGAGGCAGTAACATACACTACCAGTGGACTACTAGATTACAGTAGAAATGTTGTAATTGGTTATCTACACAAAGCATTGAAGACTGCAAATCAGTTAGCAATGATGGAGGATGCACTTGTTATCTATAGGATTTCAAGGGCTCCTGAGAGAAGGATATTCTACATTGATGTAGGTAACCTTCCAAAGGCAAAGGCAGAACAGTACCTTGCCGATGTTATGCACAAATATAGAAATAAATTAGTGTATAATGCAGAGACAGGTGAGATCAAAGATGATCGTAAACACATGTC